TTATGCCGCAATTCCTCCCTGCAATGGATTCAGTGTAACCGCGTTTTGCAGGTAGTCAGGCGACAGGTGCGCATAGACCATCGTTTGCTGAATATTCGCATGTCCCAGAATCTGTTGCAGTGCGATAATATTCCCGCCGTTCATCATGAAATGGCTTGCAAAGGTGTGTCGCAGGATGTGTGTTGCCTGGTTTTCCGGAATATCCGGCTTCACCGCCCGCAGTATCTTGCAGAACCTTTCATAATCCACTTTGAACAGCTTCCCGCTGGCCTCTTTTTTCACCTTGTTTTCCAGCTCTTCAGAGATCGGCACCGTTCGCTTTTTCCCGTTCTTGGTCTTCAGGAACGTGACGCGGCAGTTAACGATATTCGACCGCTTAAGCGTGGCGACCTCTGACCATCTTCCGCCGGTGCTCAGGCACAGTAGGGCAACTAACAGATAATCCCCCTCCAGCACGCTCAGCAAACTGTTGATCTCTTCCCGCTCCAGGAATGTCATTTCCGGGTTTTCTTCCGCCAGTGGTGGAAGCCCGTTAACAGGGTGTTGCCCGCTAAATTCCTCTATCTGTATTAACTTCGTAAACATGCCGGATAATCGGTACATCTCGCGATTAATCGTTGATGCCTTGATCCCGGCATTCAAACGGCTTGAGCGGTAATCCATTAAATCCCTTTTGCTTAACCGGCTAACGGCGGGATCGCCGAGGCCACTTATTGTTTTCAAAAGGTGATTGAATTCCTTTTTGCCGTTTTCATGGTTTTGCCCGTGATACCGCCACCAGGCATCGAGCAACTCACTTAAAGGCCGCCGGTCGGCGCGCTTACCAGCCCATTCTTTTTGGCTGGCGTTCGCTATCGTGTATTGCTCAAACGCGGTAGCTTCTGCCTTTCTGTCAAACGTCTTGCGGATGCGGCGTCCTGCTGCCCCGCGCGGTCTAATGTCCACCATGTAGCGACCATCATCGAGCTTCTTAATCGACATAAGAAAGCCCTCCGGCGCAGATTTCACTATCTTGGTAACAAATAGTGAAAATGTAATGTTTATAAACTGTTAGCCAGTCTGTTTCTCGGATTGGTCTGATTCCGGCGAGTCTGGCCCAATGTGCGCGAGGGCCGGTGCAATCTGACCAGCCTGCGGGGAGGTTTTGTCAGTCATCAGCCATAGCGTGTATTTCTGAAAGCGGGGATGTTGAGTGATCTTGCTTAAAACATTCCAGCCCGGATCGTGATACCCAGCCTCAATCTTCTTCAACGTACTTAATGAAATTCCAGTCATATCAGAAAGTTGTGCTTGGTTGATCTCTTCCGCACTGCGGATCAGCTTTAGCTTCTCTTCAAAGGTCATTGACAGAGTTCCAAATTAGAACTAGATTTGCCTCATCAAGGTTCGTTTATGGAACCTTGCGAGGAGTGAAAGCCAGCCGCTAGAACGTTTTCAAACGGTTTAGAAAGGGCTGGATCTTACGAGATTAACACGAGCTAACAGGAGCGTGAACGATGGAAGCGAGCGATTACGCAATCAAATATCCGCTTGATGCTGTCCATGTGGAGAAGTTCGCCGAGCTGATCGGCAAACCTAAGACCGCAGTAGAAGAAATGATCAAAGCCCGAAAGCTGCCAGTGATTGAACTGCGCGACCCAACCAAACCGAACGCACGCGCCGGTGAGCGCTGGGTTTACATCCCTGAGTTCAATCGTGCTGTGCGTGAGGCGTATTACAACCGCCCGGTAGAACAGCGTGATGCCTGGTTGTTGTGGATGGGGCTTTAATGCGAACCGCTTCAGGGAGGGGGAACATGAAAAGTGGATTTGGCGGAGCGGTGACGCAGCTGAATAGTAAAACCAGCCTTTACCGTGGCTTTACCATTCTGAAACTCCCACGCAAAAAACCATACAGCCGCCAGCGATATCAGATTACGCACGGCGGCTGCTATTTCGGTATTGATTTTGCGTTTGCAGAGGCAATGGTGACCATTGATAGATTAAAGCGCGGTGAAAAATATGAAGCTTGAAATGATTGTTGGGCTCTTAATTTTTTCTATCGCAGTAATAAGCCTGATTCAGCTTTTAATCAGGTTGCACTGCAAGAAAGTTAGGCAGAAAAGAGAAAAAGCCTTATCAGAATTTAAAGCGCGCCGGGAAGAAGTAGAGCGCAAAGCACGCGGGCAACTTTAACAGGTATACGATATGAACGAAGAGATCCCATCACTTGCAAGCCTCCTGAAAAATGGTTGTCAGGTTACACACTACCGTAATACGCGGGGCTGGGTTGAATGCCCGGACGGGCGTTTCTTTAAGCCGGAGCCTAATAAGGTTCGTTTTGTTAAGGAAATGAGCAAACCTTTTATTTATACAAAAAAGATAAATAAAGGCGTGCTGGCTACCCTGGCAAGAGCATTTAAAAAACTCTTGTAACAAGAAAAGGGGCTTACATGTTTACTGAAGAGAAAACATCGTGGGAACGGGAAATGCTGATCCGCGAGGCGGTAGAAAATGCGGAGCAGGGTTTTACAGTAATTTTGAAAAACGGAAATCGCATTATCATTGCGCCAGATAGCCCGTCTATTGATCTGATTATTTACGGGCTGGAGAAAACAATCCGAGGTAATCACGAGCGTGCGCGAATGACCTTTATTGATTTTCTTTATTACTGGCACGAAAGGTTGTTTAAACAGGTTAAAAGAAAACCTCGCCCTAACCACTAATTAAGCAGGCTTAAATTAACGGCATTTATTTTGCCGGGGATTCGTTTTGCCTTTTTCAGGAGGTTGCATGTCGGTTAAGTCAATAAAGCTGGATGGCGAAATAAGTGATCCGGAGTTTGTAGAGATAAGCACCAACGCACGAAAACACGAACGCGCCCACCTTTTGGGGTTGCTTCGTATTTTTGTCGGCCAGCTGAAAAAGGAAAGCGCCACACCAGAAGAGATTTATTCATCAGTCGAGCGGTGGATCGCAAGCCGCGAATTAACCATTAACGAGGATAACAAACAATGAATAACTTCATGTTAGATATTCGAGCGCTGGGGAAAGCGCCAGATTCGCCAATCTTTGCTATTGAGTGTGTTTTCTTCGAGCCATCAACAGGAAAGTTAGGCCCGCAATATTATCGGGCTGTAGACCTTCGCACTGTTGAATATATCGATCCAGAAGCAGTGCTGGAGCTGCTTAAAGGAGATGCCCATCAAAGAGCAGAGGTTATCTCTGCGACATGCACTGAACTTAATGCGGTAGCGGGGCTTTTTTCCTTCATTCGCGAAAATGCTTCCCTGCATACCGAGTTGAATTGCTGGACTGTGGGCTCTGCTCGAGTGCCGCAGTGGTTAATCCATGCGGCAAGAAGGCACGATTTGGGACATCAATTCGTCGCATTCAAACTGCGTTGCCTTGCCTCTCTGATCATGCTGGCAGGCGTTACCGGTTATGCCCCCCATCCACGTAGGTCAACGGCTACCTATATGTTGACCGATGCTGCCTATCAAGCCGAGCAAGCCTGCGAGATATGGCAACGTCTGACCTCCCCTCACCTTGAAACATTGTGAGGGCCACCATGCATCCGCGTCTTTCAATCGTTTGCAGCGCGCCATTGCCTGTATGCACCAGGGCGATTGCCGCCCTGAAATGTTTTTCACGTGGTCAGCACAACTTCTCCCGCGTCAAACCGCACGCCTATCTCGTGATCCGCATTGGCCGTCGCTGGCGCTTGCTTAGCAAAAACGGCGGCGCTCAGTGGCGACTCATGACCCATGAAACCTACAACCAGGAGTTTCGCAAATGATCAGATCGCCAATCAAATGGGCGGGAGGAAAAACCCGCGTTATGCCGCAGCTGCTTAAGCATTTGCCGAAAGCGGATTGTCTGATTGAGCCGTTTGTGGGTAGTGGAACTGTGTTTATGAACACGGATTACCGCCGCTACGTTCTCTGCGACAGCAATATCGCACTGATTAATTTTTTCCGACAATTAACCGGCCGCAAAGAAGACGCTATTGCCGCCTGCCGCTGGGCTTTCAAAGGCGGAAACAGTGCGGAGGAATACTACAGACGGCGCACAGAGTTCAATTCACTGGCCCGCCAGGCTGACTCTGATCCGGACGCAGCAATGCTTTATGCCGCGTATTTCCTGTATCTGAATCGCCATGGCTATAACGGTCTGTATCGCGTTAACCAGAAGGGCGAATTCAACGTTCCATTCGGTAAGTATGCCGAGCCTTACTTTCCTGAAGCGGAAATGCGCTTATTCGCCGAAAAGGCCAGCGACACAAAAGCGGTCTTTATCCATAGTGATTTCCGCCAATCTATCCCTGACGTTATGCAACTCGCGCATGACGCGGTGATTTATTGTGACCCGCCCTATATTCCTGCGAGCGATACCGCCAATTTCACCGCTTACGGCAAACCCTTTACCCTGGTTGATCATCGCGCTCTGGTAGCGGCTCTTGTGGCTGTTAACCGTCAGTACGCCACCCGCTCGATCATCTCAAACAGCGACACGCCTGAAACTCGCGAAATTTATTCCGCCTTCAACCTTCACTCCCTGAGTGTCCGCCGCTCTGTGAGCGCCAAAAGCCGCGATATGGCTGGCGAGGTTATTGGCGTTCTTCGCGTGTGTGATGGCTGCGATCGTGCTGGCGGTGGTTGCTGCCCGGATTGTGGGCCGGTAATGGGGAATGCGACTTACGGCGAGATGTTTTTAGGCTTCGACCCTGCCAAGGGCTGTGAAACGCAGGAGCCTTTCTGATGACCATTAAAAAGACTCATACGGGCATCGTTATTACCAAAGACGGCCCGCAGCGCAAGAAGTTGCACCAGACGGAATCCATGTGGGTAGTCGGCAAGACAGAGTGCTACCGGAAAGACACCGGCAAACGTCACTTTGCCGAACATACCCGCCGTCGACTGCTGCTTGACTCAATCGAAGAGATTCGGGAGGTCGCCACCCGATGAACACAGTTGATGCAGTGATCACTCGCGTGCTCGACGTTCGCCCATACCGCCATTTCTGGATCGTTGAGGTGGAGGTGTTGAGCTGGGGCAGGTACAGCCGTACGACCATTATCCGTGATACCGAAAAAGATGCTCGCCAGGTTCAGCCCGGTGACACAGTGACGGTTTAGGTGGTGTATGTCAGATCTCACCGCCTTAGCATGGGAATGGAATACCAAACGGCAGGCCATCAACCCCCATAAAACCGAAAGTTCAGCCATTGAGTATCTGACACCGAAAGGCGAGCGCAGGGCGCTCGCTTATGGTGATCTGGTTGATACGGTATACCGCGCGCCATTGCGCCCGCGCGAGGGCGATGCGCGTGAGGCATTTGATCGAAATGGCCGCGCTAACTACCTCCGCCGCCGGGTGCAAACGCTCCCGGCGTTTATCCGTAAGCGCTTCTCGCAGCACCTTGAAAACCTCGAACGCAGCAAGCCAAAAGACGTCGTGCGTTGGCTGTTCGGTACGTTTGAGCGGCATGTCTTACGCCGTGTTGATGCGGTTAACGCGCAATACCTCCCACAAAGTACGCTCCCGGCGCTTCTTCTTCCGCTGCGTGATGAATTTCACCTGCTGCCGTGGGCGGACAAAAAGCGCCTGAAAAGACTGGCGTATAAGCTTGCGAACTTGATGAAAAGCGAGTTTATGCGCGAGTTTGATTTTCAGTATGAACAAACATCCGATCTTGAGTTTTCGTCGATTTACGCATACGGGGCTATAGCGAGCAAGGCGGCGACGCTCAATATCGCGATCCCCGGATGGGCGCGTTATTGCGATGAAGAGTTGGACGCCGACGAGGCGCTGCGTGCCGCTGGCAGACTTCATTCCGAAAAATGGTGGCTTAACAAAATCCGCCGTATCCATGACTGCTGGCGCGAACATCTTATGATCGCGACCGGCTATGTCAGCAAAGTGGCTTCACCATATTGCTCTGATCCATGCTTCAGGGAATGGGTTGCGCAGAAAAAAGCGAACTTCGAATTCCTTCAGGCGATGGAGCTGGAAGACCAGGACACCGGCGAGCGCAGCTCATTACTGGATAAGGTGATGGGTAGTGTTTCCAACCCGAAGATCGCGCGGCATGAGCTGATGGTGCGCATGCGCGGGTTTGAGGATATGGCGAATGAAATGGGGCTGGTTGGCATGTTCTACACGCTGACAGCGCCGTCGCGTTACCACTCAACACATGTCCAGTCAGGCAGACGAAACGATAAGTACCAGCACGCCAGCCCGCGTCAGACGCAAAAATACCTTTGCAAAGTCTGGGCGCGCGTCAGAGCCAAATGGAGTCGCGAAGGTATTCGCACGTTTGGTTTTCGTGTTGCAGAGCCTCACCACGATGGAACCCCTCACTGGCATCTGTTGCTTTTCCTCCGTCCTGAGGAAGTAGAGTATGCAACAGCCATTTTCCGCAAACACGCCATGAAAGAGGACGGTAACGAGAAAGGTGCTTCAGAGCACCGTTTTACTGTTACGCCGATGGACGAGCAATTTGGGTCTGCAACAGGCTATATCGCGAAATACATCTCGAAAAACATCGATGGCTACGGCATGGATGGTGAAGTGGATCTTGAGTCAGGCCAGCCGGTCAGGGAGATGGCAAAGCGTGTACGCGCCTGGGCTTCACGCTGGAATATCCGCCAGTTTCAGCAGATTGGCGGTGCGCCCGTTACCACTTGGCGCGAATTGCGCCGGTTAGGTAGTCGCGAGCTGGTATTACATCCGGAACTGGAAGCGGCACGGGCAGCAGCCGATGCGCCAGACTGGCCGGGATACACCAACGCTCAGGGCGGGCCATTTGTCGCGCGCGATTGCCTGCGCGTTCGGCTTAACTATGAATTCACCGAAAATGGCAATGATTATGGGGACACGGTCGCCAAAATTACTGGCGTTTATTGCCCTTATACGGGCAGCGAATCAGTCATTTTTACCCGCACCACCGATTACAAGATTGTGCCGAAGCGTAAGCCGTCGCCGGTCGAGATTTTGACCTTAGAAGGCCGCGCAGCGGCCCCTCGGAGTTCTGTCAATAACTGTACGGGGCGCTCCGGAACGGACGAAAAACCACCGTTAAAAGTGGCGGTGCCAGCTGGTACCACACCGTCAAAACCGACGATGCATGCCGGTATTGATCACCCGGACAGTCAGATGACAGAACTTCCGCTGAATATCGAAGATTTGCGCCGATATTCACGCCAGCAACGGCAGGAAATCACCAGCAGACTGAAAAACTTTGGCCGCGAAAGCTCAGATCAAGCCTTCGAGCGTACCGCGCGCGGTCTGCGCACGTCTGTTGATGATGAAACTGCGTTGACGTGGGGGCCAAAAGTGGCCGCAGCGAAAGATATGAGCCTGACACCAGAAGAGGCAGAACAGCGTTGGCGACAACAGCTGCGGACCGAAGCGGAGCTGCGTGCGGATAACTATGCCGCCGCAGTTGCGGAATACCAGAAGAAAAAAGCCGAAGCGGCGCTGCGGCAGGTACAGAAAAGAGAGGCTGCGAAACAAGGCGGGGTCAGCCAGGAAACCATCGCCAGCATCGGCGCGCAGCTGCGTAGTTGCAGGATTTTCGTCAGCGATGATGTTGTGAGGTCGATTGCTGGCGGTGCCCGCGTTCGCCACGGCGGCGGACTGCTCGCCATGAATAATGGCCGGTTGCAGGAAGTGAAGGCATGGCGTGCCGGTGAGAAAGATAAACCGACGTCTGAATACGTGGCGGTGTGTGACCTGGTCACGCGCTGGAAGAAGGCGGCTAAACGAAAAAGACAGGATTGAAGCAGTGAGTGAGATGGTCAGCCATGGTCGCTTTTGACGGTTCTGGCCATTCTATCGAGCAACGTCATTTTAGGCGGTGCTGCAGGTTGGTTTTTTTGGGAACGAGAAAGTTATGAGCTATCTGGGAAGCAAAGCGGCGAGCGGTGTTTATCAAAAAATTATTGCCGAGATGCCACCGCATGACACGTACATCGAAACTCACTTGGGCGGTGGCGCTGTCATGCTACGTAAGCCACCGGCGAAAGTCAGTTGGGGGATTGATATTGATCCGCTGACCATTGAGGCATTTAACCAGAGTAATCATGAATTTCTGGATGCTCTGGGCGATAGTCTGTTTATTGACGTCGGTGACGCGGTGACGTTTTTGGAGCGCTTTGATTATTCTTATGCTGGCCGGGTGCTGATCTACGCTGATCCGCCTTATCTGCATGAAACGCGAAGCAGCTCTGCGCGCTATCGGTGCGAGTATTCTGTTAAAGACCATGAACGATTGCTGACGCGTTTACGCGATCTCCCGGATAACGTCAGCGTAATTTTATCGGGCTATCCGTCAGGATTTTATGACCGCATGTTACATGACTGGCGCGCCCGAGAGTTTCAGGCAATGACGCGCGGCGGGGTGAGGACAGAGAAGATCTGGATGAACTACCAGGAGGGGCGCGCTTATTCGCATACTTTTGCAGGTAAAAATTACAATGATCGCTATCGAATCAAGCGAAAGGCGCAGCGCTGGAAGGAAAAATTTGCAGCGTTACCGCCTGCTGAGCGCCTGGCGATTATGGTGGCGCTCGGCGAGGTTGATCAGGTGTAAAAATGGGGCCGCGCGGATGCAAAAAGTTGCACAAATTTGCACAATTTTTGAAACAACGTTTTTTCCATGCCGCCCCAGCGCTGGCGGGGCCTGGGCGGCCTGCACAAAGTGCACAAAAAGAGGTCGGTTTAGCGCGCAGGCGAGGCGGGGGAGCAAGCGCGCGCAAAGGGGGTCAGGCAGGGGGTCATATCCTCTGCCATTCGCCGTCTGTCGGGCGCTCATGTTGATGGCTGAACAAAGCGGTAGCGCGAGAGAAGTCGCGCCAGAAGCGCGCTGGCTGCGTCTGACAGGGGGAGTGATTTATTTGTGTTTCGTGAGTGGCCGATATGGACGGAAATGATGGTGCTGCGGGTGGTACCGCACCGCCAGAAATGACGATGCGGCCAGGAGATCACTTCGTGGGTTCAAGCAATGCGTAAGGGTTGAAGCGAATCACCTCCTCACCCAGCCAGTCGTTAACATGCTTCATGGCTTCCATGCAGGGTGTCAGCTCGTTGACGGCGAACACGCGAGCCGCTTTCTCAATATCACCGAATGAACCGTTCCCTTCCGGAATGGCTCCCATCAGTTGCGGCGGCACCCGGTGCGCTGCCAGCATGTCATCGCGGGTGGAAGACTTCACCCCCACAAACTCATCCTTAGCCGATATCTGGCTGAATGGCAGTATTTGCACGGAGTCTTTGCCGCCGTTAGGTGCGTGCAGAAGGATGTTCTTAAACGCACCGCCCCGCCGGGTATCCGTCAGCGTCTTTTTGAGCTTATCAAGGCTCTCCTGGTCGGCCATCGCGCTGTTAACGTAGACGATGCAGCCAGCGTGCGAGCCGTTGTCGTAGTAGAGCTTTCTGAACTTGTCAGCAGAATGGGCCAGGTTTGCAGACAGCAGGCCAGCGAAATACTCAGGCATGCCGTATATTTCCTGGTGAATATCCGGGCTGAGAACGTGACATACCGAGCCCGTTGAAAACATGTGATCCTGTAGCCCGGCCTGAATAAACCAGTAAGTGTCCAGGTCAGAACCACGTCGTGTGTATTTCGCCAGCGAGTGACGAAAGCCAAAGGAACCACCAAGCCGGTTTTTTCGCATCTCAAGATAGCCATTCCCGAAGACAAACCAGTCCAGCGCGAAGGCGGAGAACACCTGGCGGGAAAGAAGTTTGTGCGGGATAAAGCATCCGGCAAGGACATTGCGCTTGAAATAAAGCGCCGACTGGTGCCAGCTTGCATAGCCAAACTGACGGGCGAGGCCATACCAGTCAATGGGGGTTTCGTAGTATCGCCCGTTGTCTGCGCAATACATGTTATCAAGCAGGTCGCTGGCACCACTCACCGGCCATGGGCCGTCGAAGGTGAATGAGTTCAGCTCCGGTGACGCTTTCAGTGAGGCGGCGAGATCTGCCTGCTCCCTGGCATACTTCCTGCCGCGTGTGGGTCTTTGTTTGCTCAAGGTTAATACTCCGTAACTGTCATACTGCTGCCGCCTTCTTGTCCCAGCGGTTCGTTAATGGTGGCAAGCATCGTCGCCCATGCGAGATCGCCATGACTGACGCCGCGAGAGCGGTCCGTGTCGTAAGTGACAACGCCGCCAGGGGTAACGATCTTGCGGACAGAGTTGAATGCACCAACCAGGTCAAGCTCACCACGATCAAACTCCCAGCGCCCGCCACGAATCAGCTGTTGCATCTTCAGAACGAGCATTCGCTTGCTGGACGGTGAGAACTGGTAACAAACCGCTGCCGGGAAATGCTTTTTAACCAGCTGATAAACCGCTTCACCAATACCGGTGCCATCGATCCCAATGTGCTGCACGTTGTACCGGGTGAGCATGCCGATAATGAGATTGGCCTGCTCTTCGAACTCCATCCCTCGTATGCGTAGTGTCTCAATCGTGCGGAACTTGCCGCCGGGCACCATCGGCACAGCGTTAACGGATATGGCTCCACTGTCCCCCTTGCCGCTGGCGCCGTTCGGGTCGTAGCCAATCCAGACGGGACGATCAGCCATAGGGCGGGCCGCATATGGCCGCCAGTCGGGCCAGTCGTCATAACCATCAGCACCGCATGCCAGTAGCCTGTTATAGTCAAAGGCGCTTTCACCGCTTTTGATGAACTGGCATCCGTACAGGTTGTCGTACTCTTCCGGGCTGTTCTCTTCCCGGATTTCGTCGATATCAGTCAGATCCCATCCATGGTCGATAGCATCCTGCAACGTGACAATCTGCCTCCAGATCTTGTCCGGGCACATCAGGCCGCTGTTAAGTGTTTTCCAGGATGTATCAAACTCAATGCGCTTGCCATGGCTGCGACCTTTGTTAAATGCTTCACCTGTCCAGAATGGATAAGCCTCATGGCTTTCGGCTGAAGGGGTGGAGAAATAGGTACGCGTAAGGCCTTTTAGCGTTGCCATAGCGCCCGCGACTTTTTTCAGGTTGGCAAACTGGCCTACCCAAAAGAATTCGTCGAAATACAGGTTGCCCGTGTATGACTGAGCGGTAGCCGCTGACGTGCCAAGAAAATGCAGCTCGGCGCCGTTGAACAGCTGGATCATGTCGCCGCCCTTAAGCTCCACATCAACTTCTTCGGCGGCCGAGCGAATGAAACTGCGAAACTGGTACGCCTGGCGGCGGCTTGCCGATAAAAAGATTTGGTTGCGCTGATGCTTGTATTTCACATCCTCAGACAGGGCGCGCACCAGAGCTTCACGCGCGAAATACCACGTCGCACCAACCTGACGGCTTTTCAGGATCATACGGTTGCGCCAGTGGTGATTGTCATACCACCCTTTCTGGTGCCAGTGCAGAGAGCCGAGAATGTTCTCCCGCAGCGCGGCAATCTGCGACTCTGAGAAATAGTTTTGCTTTTTGCGGATCTTTTTCTTCGGCTGGGTGGCTGCTGTGCCGTTATCCAGCTTTTTCAGCTGACGGGTGAGAAGGTCAATCTCTTTGAAATCACCGCCGGTCTTTTTGTCTTTGCCAGTGAGCTGAATTAGCCTGGCATCAATGGATGTTGTCACGCGCTGGATCGGCGGTGTGGTGTCCCATTCATCTCGCTTTTTCCATGAGTAAACCGTGTTCTGGTTGATCCCCATCAGGCGTGCGATCTCTGCTGGCGGGTAGCCCTGCCAGTAAAGCTGTCGTGCACGCTGCATGATGAATGCTTCTTCAATCGCCATTAATCCTCCTCGCTTCCTGCCGGGGAGATTAACCCGCGCGCGCGTACCCTTGCGCTCGCTTTAGGTTGTAGTGCTCCGCTCACAACAACAACGCGTTGAGGGGGGATGCGTCCCCCTGCCATCATCTCCGGGAACTCAGAAAACAAGCGAGTAAACGAACATGGCAGGCACAGCAAAACCACGTAAGAAGTTTCGCGTGGCCGTCTCCGGAAATACCGTTGATGGGCGCGAAATTCAACCGCAGCACCTTCGCGATGCAGCAGCAAATTACAACCCTGAGGTGTATGGCGCGCGGGTCAACATTGAGCACTATCTCTCTATGTTCCCGAATAGTGATTTTGGGGCGATGGGAGATGTGGTAGCCCTCAGCACTGAAGACATCACCGAAGGTGCACTGGCGGGGCGCACCGCGCTTTATGCCGAAATCGAACCATCCGAGCGCATGGTGCAGATGACCGACAAAGGGCAAAAAGTCTATTCCAGTATTGAGCTGCATCCGCAGTTTGCCCTCAACGGCAAAGCCTATGTTGTCGGGCTGGCAATGACCGACACCCCGGCGAGCCTGGGCACTGAGCGTCTTAAATTTGCCTCACAGCAGCGTGCATCGGTGATGGCCTTCAATAACCAGCAGGGTGAGGCGCCGATGTTCACCGAAGCGCTTGAAGCAGAGGTGATCGAGCTGACAGCCCAGCGCAGCGATGAAGGTGCCAAGTGGTTTAATCGCGTGATGAGCATTATTGGCAAAGGTCAGAAAACGGACGATCAGCGCTTCAATCAGATGCATCAGGTCGTTGAGGCCGTGGCGCAATCGCAATCCGAGCAAATTGATCGATTCAGTGCCGCAGAGCAGGAGCGCAAGGAGGATAAGGCCGCTATCCAGAAGCTGACCACTGAGCTTGCGGAGCTGCGCCAGAAGCTGGGGAGCACTGAAGCTTCCTTCAGTCAGCGACCACCTGCGAACGGCGGCGCCAACGCGCAGCTGGCTGATTACTGATATCCACTACGAGAGCAGAGAACATGGAAAACAATACCCGCCAGCTGTTTGATCAGTACATTGCGCGCCAGGCGCAGTTAAACGGCGTATCGACTGCGGCAGTCGCTGCGAAATTTGCGGTAGACCCGGCGCGTCAGCAACGCCTGGAGCAGGCCGCACAGGAGAGTGATTCTTTCCTGAGCAAAATTAACGTGTTTGGCGTTAACCAGCAGATTGGTCAGAAAGTGCTGATTGGCAGCAAAGGCCCGATGGCTGGCGTTAACAACAGCACCACCAACCGTCGTAATCCAGGTGCTAACCATTCAATGGAGCCGTTTGATTACATGTGCCGCAAGGTCAACTACGACTACGGGATCAGCTATGAACAGCTTGATGCCTGGGCGCACATGCCGGAATTCCAGCCTCTAATCAGCAAGGCGATGGCTCGTCAGATGTCACTTGACCGCATCATGATCGGTTTCAACGGCACCAAATACAGCGATCCATCAGACCGCGCGGCTAACCCACTGTTGCAGGATTGTGGCATTGGCTGGCTGGAGAAAATCCGTACTGAAGCCTCACACCGCGTGATTTCCGGCGTCACGATCACTTCCCGTGATGAAGATAACAAGGTTATTGCGAAAGGGACTTACGGCAACCTGGGTGCGGCGGTGTACGACGCCAAAAACAGCCTGATGGATGAATGGCACAAACGTAATCCTGACAACGTGGTGATCCTGGCGGGCGACCTGTTGACCACCGGCAACTTCCCGGCGATTAACGCCATGAGCCAGACCAACCCGAACACCGAAATGCTGGCCGGTCAGCTGATTGTTGCGCAGGAACGTGTCGGCAACATGCCGACCTTCATCGCGCCGTACTTCCCGGTCAATGGCGTACTGATCACGCCGTTTAAAAACCTGTCCGTGTACTACCAGCGCGGTGGACTGCGCCGGACGATCAAGGAGGAGCCGGAATACAACCGTATTGCGACTTATCAGTCATCGAATGATGACTTTGTGATCGAGGACTACGGCAACGTCGCATTCATTGACGGCATTACCTTTGCCGAGGCGCCGGCAGGCGGCGCATAACCGCACACTGGCGGGCTTCGGCCCGCCGTTCATCGGGGAAGAAACAATGCTGACACCGGCACAACGACATTTTCAACGCGTCATGGCTGAACGCCATGGCAAGGCAGATGATCTGTCAGAAACAGCGCGTACTGCGCACGAGCAAATTCTGCATCGCATGCGTATGGATATGAGTGCGCTGAAGAAAATTCAGGGCGAACAGGCAAAAGCCGCGCTTAAACGCCAGCTGCTACCCAATTACGAGGGGTGGATTGAAGGAACGCTGGAGGGAGACAGCGGGCGACAGGATGAAGTGATCACGCGACTGATGATTTGGGCGATTGATATTCGTGATTATCCACTGGCCGTCCGCATCGGTCGGTATGTCATCGCGCACAATCTGGCAATGCCAGACCGGTTTAACCGCACGGCAGCGACAGCGCTGGTCGATGAGATTTGCGATCCCATTCTGTTGCAGGTCAAGGCGGATGACAGCACTGATGTTAAGCCATATCTGGCGGTGCTCGATGAGGTCCAGGAGATCACTGAAAACAGCGATATGCCAGACGTTGTCCGGGCCAAGCTGTATAAAGCCCGCGCTTTTGCATTGTGCAACGGCACAACGGATGAACAGGCGACTGCGCTGGAGCTGTTGCGCCGTGCGCTGAATCTCGACTCCGGCGCCGGGGTGAAAAAACTGATCGATAAGCTTGCCAGGCAGGTGAAAAAGGCCTCTGCGGAAAATGCATCAGACAGTGAGGGCGCAGACCAGAGCGGGGGCGAAGGGGGTAATGATCAGGCTGCAGCAACGCCGGAAGTGACGGTGCCAGCTGCCAAAAAGCCAGCCACCAAAAGCAACCCTGGCAACACAACACGTAAAACGGCGGCCCGCAAAACAACGACGAAAAAGAGCACCGCCGATAAAAAATAACCGACTTGCGCCCCGTGCGCTGGCGGCGCGGGCGGAGATCTGCAACGCATCGCGTTAGCTTTTCTCCGTCCGCTCACCGCCAACCTTTTCTGGAGACTACACGATGAGCCTTGTGGCCCCTCGCACAGTTACCCCCTCTGCGGAGGATGTGCCGGACGTGGATGACGGCGGAGAGAAAGTCACCGCCGGGGAGTTCTGGCCCGAGATAGTGCTGAGCAACGTCCGTAAGGAGATGCGGATCACCGGTGCGGTTACCACTTCGCGTTTAAAGCAGGTGGTCATCGAAGCCGTAGCTCACACTGCTGACCAGCTGAAGCAATGGCAGGCTGAACAGATTGGGGCCGGATATACCAGTTTGGCCGCCGTACCGGCCATGGTGATAAACGACGAGAGCGTAAAGGTATATCGCTGGCGCCGCGCAGTTTACAGCATCTCGCGTGCCCTGCTGATCGAGACTTTCCGCGATGTTGACACCACGGGCGACGCGGGCGAGAAGCGCGCCGCCGCACTCGCAACCCAGGCGAATGATCACTGGCGTGATGCGCGCTGGGCTATCTCGGATATTCAGGGTGTGGTCCGTAACTCTGCGGAGGCGTTCTGATGAAAGTGAAGGCATTGCAGGGCGATACAGTGGATTTGTTGTGTCAGCGTCACTACGGCATCACCCAGGGCGTGACCGAGATCGTACTGGCTGCGAATCATGCGCTGGCCGGTCAGATCTTCCTTGATGCAGGGCAGGAAGTTGAACTGCCTGACGTCGACACCTCTGCGACAAAGGAGACTGTTCAATTATGGAGCTGATAAACCGCCTCTGGAACTGGACGGTATACCTCTGGTCGATGCTGCTGACGGGCGTAGGCATGATGACGCAGAAGGACTGGCTGGCTTTCATTGCTGCGCTCACCGGGATCGTGGTTGCCGTGCTGGGTGAACTCCATCGCCGCCGGATGTCCCGCATCCATGAAACCAATAATGTTCTGCTGAATGAATTGATCGATGCGATTCGGGACGATACCGAGAACCGGCAGGACGTGAAGGAGTTAATCCGGACTATCAGGGAGTCACCGCGATGAAAAGAGGAATTATTGCCTGTTCTGTTGCGGCGATTGTCTCTCTCGCAGCGGCACTCTGGCCGCAGACGCTGCGTACAAGTCCTGAAGCGCAGCTGAAGATGGCGAAATACGAGGATTGTCGAAAGACGCCGTATTACTGCCCGGCGGGTGTGCTGACCGTAGGCATGGGGTCGACCAGTAACGTGCAGAACCGCGAATACGCCGAGCGCGAGATCGCCGAGCGATGGGTGAATGACCTGTTTCGTGCTGAGAAATGCGTAAACCGCGAGTTTAATGGCGCAGCTGCACCACAACGTGTTTTCGAAGCGCTGACTGATGGCGCATTTAACGTCGGTTGTGGTGGTCTTGGCTGGTACACCAACAAAAGGGGCCAGAAGGTCAGAACAACAATCTGGCGCAATGCACAGGATGGTAACTGGCGGGGCGTTTGCGAGCGGCTCACAGACTTTGTTAACTCCGGCGGAAAACGTCTGCCGGGGCTGGTAAAGCGTCGGGAAGAGTTTCGGGACTGGTGCCTGTCAGAGCCTGAGCTGAAGGGGGCGAAATGAAAGCGCTGGGTGTATTTTCCGTTTTTATATCCCTTCTGCTGGTCATCGCAGGCGTCAGGCTGACGCTGGAGAGCAGTAAACGAGAGGCCGCAGAGAAGGCCCTTGGAGAAGCCAACCAGAGGCTTAAGCAAACCGGTGAAGTGCTGGCCGAGGTCAGGGCGTTACGTAACGACGTAAACGAAGTGGCCGTCGGTCTGAAAACACTGGCTCAGAAGCGTAGCGATACAGGGGAAAAGCGCCGTGAAAATATCAAAACTGAGCTGGCCGGTGATAAATGTGCCGCTGTGCCTGTGCCTGACCGTGTGGCTGACAGCCTGTACCAGCGAGCCGCCGAAGTCAGCGCCGGTGATTATTCAGGAACCTTTGCCGGAAAGCCTGACGGCAAAAACTGAAACGCCAGCACCGCCAAAACCAATGACATACGGGAGTCTCGCTCCGTGGTCCGATGCGCTGCTGGATGCGCTGGACACATGCAACGCCGATAAGGCGGGTATCAGAGAGCTGGAACTGCGGCGAATTGCCAGGGGGATAAAGTGAAAAAAGCAGAGTTGATGCGTGAAGCCCTGATAGCCGGTAACACCTGGTGTAAGGCCAACCCGGAGCAAATCACCGTCTGGGTGGAAAAAGGCAATATCGGGATTGAAGCGACCGGCGAACCGTCATTCATGTATCTCTACACCATCAATGTTCTCGCCGTGGAGTTCCCCGGGGCGGTTGATGACCTGATGCTGCCGATTATGGCCTGGGCCTGGCAATATCAGCCGGATTTACTGCTGAATCCTGACAATAACCGCAAGGTGGAGTTTGACGCCGACATTATCAGCGATGACCTGGCTGATCTTCTCTTCAAGGTGCCGGTCTGGGAGCGCGTCATGGTGGAAATCGTTGACGGGAAGCCAGTCGCGAAACACCTGAGTGAAGACCGCCCTCGCATCTATGGCGGTGAGTGGGAGGTAGTATTTGGCGGAGGAGAGCTGGCATGACCGGTGATGCAGCGCTGTTTCATCAGCTCGATCAGGTTTTTGCAGACATCCTTTCCGCAATGGCGCCAGCGGGCCGGTTGCGTACAGCGCGCGGAATAGCGACTACATTACGCCGTAGCCAGAGCCAGCGCATCGGAAAACAGACAGCTCCGGATGGCACAAAATACCCGAAGCGTCGCCGCCGTGTCTTACGCTCCCAGGCTGGGATCGGGTTTATCTGGCAGGGTGAGGAGCGTCGCCTGCGAAACTGGCGGGCAAGCCGTGGAAGCCGGGGACGCATGCTGACAGGCTTTGATGAGGGTAAGGGGGCTGTTCGCTCGTTCTATCGCTCTGATATTGAGCGTTATCTTGATATCAGTTTCAGCGAGACGCGCCGCGATACCACAAAAAGTGATCCTATGTTTCGCCGACTGCGCACAACCCGTTTTCTGAAAGCAAGAGCGACTTCTGAGGGGGCTGTAGTTGGTTTCTCTGGTGCAGCTGCCCGCATCGCCCGTGTTCACCAGTACGGGTTACGGGACAGGGTTAACGACAGCGGAGCGATGGCGAGTTATCCGCGCCGTGAGTTGCTCGGCCTGAGCAAAGCGGACCGCATGGCTATCGCCAGACAGGTCATTGATTCTCTGGGGGTGAGCTGATGGATCTGGCTGAGGTCATCCGCCTGCTGGAAAACATCGTTCGCACCGGTACGGTGACGGAGATTGACGAGAAAAAATGGCGGGTACGGGTACAAAGCGGAGAGCTGGATTCCACCTGGCTGCGCTGGAATGCACAGCGTGCAGGCGCTTTCAGCGTCTGGGTGCCGCCGTCTGTTGGCGAGCAGGTTTGGTTCCTGAGTCTGGGGGGGAATACAACCGCTGCGATCATCGGGGGAAGTCTTTACAGCAACGACAATCCGGCGCCAGGCGCATCGACAAAAGAAATGATCGTGACCGCGCCGGATGGCGCGAAGTTTCGCTATGACGCAGAGGCAGGGGCTTTGCAGGTCAGTGGCATCAAATCAGCAACGATTGAGGCGTCGGTTAAGGTCTTACTGAAAACGCCGCTGGTCGAGTGTACCGAGATGCTGAAAACCAAAAACTTCACCGTTACGGAAGGCGGCAAAATGCAGGGGGACTTTACGCACACAGGCGGTGCGTTCATCTCAAACGGTGTGCAGGTTGATGATCATGGTCATGGTGCTGTACAGCGTGGCGGAAGCTGGACGGAGGGCACGAAATGACGGTGCGCTATACCGGGATGAATCCTGATGGCACGGGAACGCTGACGGACGCCGCCCACGTGTGGCAGTCAGCCAGTGACATTCTTAACACCCCGATTGGCTCAAGGCTCATGCGCCGTGATTACGGCTCTCTTGTTCCTGACCTGATTGATGGCCCGCAAAACGACGTTACACGTATGCAGCTGATGAGCGCGGTGGTGATTGCGCTGGCGACATGGGAACCACGGATCACTCTGAGCGCCGTGGATGTACGCTTTTCTCAGTCCGGGGCAGTGGAAGCGGGATTATCAGGCTCGCTGACAGAATCCATGGAACAGCAGAAGACAACTTTAACACTCAGGAAAAGCAGCAATGGCAACAGTTGATTTGGCGCAGTTACCACCGCCGCAAATTATTGAAGTGCTGGATTTTGAAGTGATCCTGGCGGATGTCAAAGCCGTCATGATCGCGGCTTTCCCTGATGAACAGCAGGCTTCTGTTGCCGCTGCGTTAAAACTTGAGTCTGAACCCCTGACCATACTGGCGCAGGTAATTGCCTACCGGGAATTAATGCTGCGTCAGCGAATCAATGAGGGCGCTGCGGCCTGCATGTTAAGCCATTCCGTATCCACTGACCTTGATAACCTTGCTGGCAACCTGAACACCGAACGCCTGGTTCGTGTTCCTGCTACGGAAACCACTGATGCGGAGATGGAAAGCGATACAGCACTGCGTTTGCGTGCACAATCCGCTTTTGAAGGGCTGAGCGTTGCCGGTCCTACCGGGGCTTATGAATATTTTGCGAAAAGCGCCAGCGGTAAAGTTGCAGACGCCAAAGCAACCAGTCCTTCTCCCGCTGTCGTCGTCGTATCCATTCTGTCTACCGAAGGAGATGGCACGGCGAGCGCCGAGCTGATCACAACGGTAAACGACACGCTCTCAGCGGATGATAAGCGGCCTGTCGCTGACAGGCTCACCGTCCAGTCAGCGGAGATTGTGAATTATGAAATTAACGCTCTGCTTTATCTCTATCCGGGGCCGGAATCTGAGCCGATCCTGAGCGCGGCAGATGATGCATTGCAGGCATGGCTGGGAGCGCAGGGGAAAATCGGTCGCGATGTTGCGCGTTCGGCCATTATGGCCGCTCTGCATGTTCAGGGGGTGCAGCGCGTCGTCTTGCTGAACCCTCTGGAAGATATCGTGATCGATGATACCCAGGCTGCACGGTGTATTTCGCACACCATCAGCGTAGGGGGAACGGATGAATAACAACCTCCTGCCGCCTTCAGCCAGCAATTTCATGCGGAATGCGGAGAAACCGACGGCGCGGATCAGCGGTATTCCTGTCGACCTTCGAAAGCTCTGGGATCCGGATGAATGCCCCGTGGAGTTTTTACCCTATCTGGCCTGGGCGTTGTCTGTTGATCGCTGGGATAAGCGCTGGTCTGAACAGACCAAAAGGCAGGTAATTAAAGCCTCGTGGCTTGTCCATCGCCACAAAGGCACGATTTCGGCGTTGAGGCGCGTTGTTGAACCTTTCGGCTATTTGCTGAGGGTGATTGAGTGGTGGCAGAGCGGCGAGGAGCCCGGCACTTTCAAGCTTGAAATTGGCATTCAGGACGAAGGGATAACCGAGGAAACATATCAGGAGCTTGAACGCCTGATTGATGACGCGAAACCCAGAAGCCGCCACCTTACCGGCCTTTCGCTTTCGCTTCAGACGCAGGGGTATATCGAAGCCGGAGCGGGGTGTTATATCGGCGATACGTTGACCGTTTACCCCTATTTTCCTGAAACCATATCCGTGGGCGGTGGCGACTACACCGGCGCGGCAGTCCATTTAATTGATACCGTGGAGATCGCAAGTGGCGACTAAATATTTTGCCCTGTTAACCAATATCGGGGCGGCAAAACTGGCAAACGCCACGGCATTGGGTGCGCAGGTTGAGATCACCCAAATGGCCGTCGGTGATGGTAACGGCGCGCTGCCGACACCCAATCCGGCCCAAACCGCCCTCGTGCATGAGCTGCGCCGCGCGCAGCTGAACATGCTGACTGTTGACCCGGTAAACACCAATCAGATCATTGCGGAACAGGTTATACCGGAAGACGCGGGCGGATGGTGGATCCGTGAGATTGGCCTGTTTGATAAAGACGGCGATATGATTGCGGTTGCCAACTGTGCAGAGACTTATAAACCGCAGTTGCAGGAAGGTAGCGGGCGCGTGCAGGTTATTCGCGTGATCCTGATCGTCAGCAGCACCGAGGCTGTGACGCTGAAAATCGATCCGTCAGTGGTGCTGGCAACCCGTAAATATGTTGATGATGCCGTTATTGAAGTTAAGGCATACGCCGATGATGTGATGAAAAAGCACGTAGCTGCTGCAAATCCGCACAAGCAATACCCACTGATAGCTAATGCATTAAAAGAAATGGTTGATGCTGGGCTGGTAAATCAGGTTCTCCAAAACCTTGGTTTGGGAGAAGGCTCAGCGTTACCCGTTGGTGTGCCTGTTCCGTGGCCTTCAGCCACACCACCAACAGGCTGGCTGAAATGCAACGGTGCACCTTTTTCTGCCGAAAAGTACCCAAAACTGGCAAAGGCTTACCCAAAGTTAAAATTACCGGATTTGCGCGGTGAGTTTATTCGCGGGTGGGATGATGGGCGAGGTGTTGATTCCGCGAGACTGCTGCTTTCAAGTCAGGCAGCATCTATCCTTGAACATAACCATGAAATGCATGGATGGACAGGGAACCCACTCATGGCTGGAGATGTTTATTCATCCGGTTCATCCGTATTTGCGGTGCAGTTGAGCATTGGCGATGGCGGGTTATTGTATTCGTGGAAGGATGGGAGTGGAACAACAAATGACAGTAAACGAATGGATAGAACCAATCATGTCAGTTCCGGCGCCGGTGATGGTAGCCCGCGAAACATTGCATTTAACTACATTGTGAGGGCTGCATAAATGGAACAGGCTATTTTGGGAAAAGACGGTTACGCTTTAAATGATGGGGAAATCATCGTACATAACTATGATGGCGAAACGCGGGAATATATTTCTACATCAACTGAATATCTCGCTGTCGGCGTCGGTATCCCGGCATGTTCCTGTCTGGATGCACCAGGTACACATAAAGCTGGTTATGCAATCTGTCGCTCTGTAGATTTAAATTCATGGGAATATGTGCCAGACCATCGCGGTGAAGTTGTCTATAGTACCGAAACGGGAGATACCAAAGAAATCACAGTTCCGGGTGATTACCCTGAAAATACAACCACTATCGCCCCATTAACGCCATACGATAAATGGGATGGTGAGAAATGGGTGACGGATACCGAGGCACAGCATAGCGCCGCACTAGACGCGGCAGAAGCACAGCGCCAGTCACTGATTAATGCAGCAATGGCTTCCATCAGTCTGATTCAACTGAAATTACAGGCCGGGCGGAAGCTGACGCAGCCAGAAAACACCCGACTTAACGCTGTGCTGGATTACATTGACGCGGTGACGGCAACAGATACCAGCACAGCGCCGGACGTCATCTGGCCTGAACTGCCGGAGGCGTAGGCCATTCAATATCTGGCGCACCGGAAGTATCGACCAGTTCCAGTGCGTCCAGATAATCCAGCCACAAATTATATTGCACCAGTTCCTCACCTTTCAGACGACCAATTGATGCTTTACCTGGCCATTGTTTACTGTTGATGTATTCGTTGGCCTGGTTAATCAATTGCTGCTTTTTAGTTTCGGCTGATGCAATTTGTTCTTCACGTGTTGGTGGAGGAACATCTGCCCAAGCTGGCATTCCGTCGCCTGCGGTAATTCTGCGCTTACCTTCGGGCGGCGTGTCATGGAAATATTCCCTGAAAATAGCTTCGTCTATGTCTACGCCTTTTCCTTCTGGCCATTGCCCTTTTGCAGCGTAAACAGACTGTAGGGCGTAAGGGTACGCCAGATTATCAATATATAAATATTTCATAATTAACGCCCTTTCGCAAAGAAAGCTCCACCTTCAAATCCATAGTTACAATGCGCAACAAATCCTGTTCGCGTCCAGTTAGTTGCGCCCCACATATTCCCATCACCAAAACCGCCGTCATATACAATCACTACGTCTGGCTCCTGCGTAAAAGGAATGGGGAAAGTCACATTTGTAGATACCGCCGCGGCGTTAGTCGGGAAATTAATTCGTCCCCACTGTTCAATTGAACCATCAGGCAATTTTTGCCAGCCAGATCCTGATGAATAAGCTGACATGTCTGGTATCTGATTCGCCCCAGTCCCCACATTCCTTTTCGCCGCTTCTCCCAAACCAACGTTTTCCGGAAGACATGGTTACTTCTGACGGTGCGGTACCAGACCTGCAGTACAGCCAGAAATGACGATGCTCGATACAATGCGAGGGACTATGACATCTAAATAAAAGGGGATTTTTATGCTGATCGGCTATGTAAGGGTGTCAACAAATGACCAGAACACTGCGCTGCAAAGAAATGCGCTGGTAAGCGCAGGATGTGAACAAATATTTGAAGACAAAATAAGCGGCACTAAAGCGGAAAGGCCGGGGCTTAAGCGTTTATTACGGACCTTATCGGAGGGTGATACGCTGGTTGTCTGGAAGCTTGATCGTCTTGGGCGGAGCATGCGCCACCTGGTGACAATGATCGAAGAGCTACGCAATCGCGGTGTTAACTTCCGCAGCCTGACAGACAGCATTGATACCTCAACACCCATGGGCGCTTTTTCTTTCACGTCATGGGGGCGCTGGCAGAAATGGAGAGAGAATTGATCGTTGAGCGTACCCGCGCCGGTTTGGCGGCTGCCCGCGCAGAAGGAAGAATAGGCGGGAGGCGGCCAAAACTGACAAAGCAGCAATGGGAACAGGCGGGAAGGCTGATCGCCGCAGGGGAAAAACGGCAGCAGGTGGCTATTATTTTTGATGTCGGAATATCGACGCTTTACAAGAAGTTCCCTTCAAGAAGAAGGGAACATGAAGGGGTTTAAGCCACTGCTAAAACAGACCGTTGAGCGAGTCTTTCACCTGGTTTATCGCATTATTTGCACTCGTCTTTAACCCGGCAAGGGCGTCGCTGACGGTCGAGCTTTGCAGCTTCTCCCTGTAATCCGCGTCGACACGGCTCAGGCTGAGGGTAAATTCAATTTTTTTGGGATTCCCAAATTGATCGAATTCGGATTTACCTCGCTCCAGCCGTGTTAAAACGTACATACCATAAATACGTCCCGTACCATCAATAAGCGGCCATGGGCGCCCCGCATAGCCGATAGTTTCAAGGGCGGATAGCGAGAGGTTTCCCCCCGTGATCTCCGGGTAAAGAACACCTGAAAGGGTTATGTTGTCATCACCAGTGCCGATGTACTGCCAGCCTGCTGACTGGTTAACGCGCTCGTTTTTAACGTGCCTCCACTCCTGCGAGTGCTGGAGTTGCTGGTAGGGCGTGGTGCGCAGCATAAAAACGAACATTCCAAAAACCATCATCATAATCGTCACCTAATCTCTGTCGCGGAAAGAACCACGGTTATTTCTGTTGGTACTGGCCATCGCATCACGCACAACATTGCGTACCATTCTTTCCAGCTCCTGATCCGTGCGCTTACCAACATCGTTAAAGGTAATGTTAAACACTGGAGCATTGCCGGTGGGCGCGGTAACGGGGGCCGATACCGGTGCCTGAGTGGCTGCTGTCGCGGAAATAATGCCGCCAGCGGCGGGCGTTGCCACTCGCGGCACTGACTGCGGTGTAACACGCGCTTCCTGGTATGCGCCACGTAAAGCCAGAGCGCGCGGCAGGTTTTTGAAAATAATGTCACCCGGCCCGACTTTCTTGGTGTTGTCAGCGGTTGCTTTTGTATTGTCTGCGATGCTTTGCAGGCGTCGTTGCGTACCGGTATTTCCTGATAGCGGCGAGGCCGCAGCGGGTGCAGCAGTAGTAACTGGCGACTCTGCTTTTTTGGGGGCGACTTTAGCCATATCACCGGCAAGGAAAGCCACCTTATCCTGAAGGAGGGCAGTGCGTTGCGCATCCTCAATTTTCTTGCGCGCCCTCTCTGCTTCATCAGGTAGTACACCAAGTTTTTCAAGTATCCAGCCCAGAGTATCAAGTAGCATCCTGGCTGGGGTCAGGACGAGATTAATCGCACCGCCGAGCACATTACCGAAGATCACGCCAGCGCTCGCGCATTTATCAAGCGTCTCTTTGCTGGTCTGCATTGGCGACAAAAGGTTTGTAAACCACTGCCAGACGGATTTCACCCCATTGCTGATCATGTCAAAGATGGGGGAAAAGGTGGCAAAGGCATCCCTGAGAGGGGAGATCGCCTGCATAACTCCGGTAAACATACCGAGGAAAAATGTCTTAATGGGTTCCCAGTATCGCCAGATTAGCAATCCCGCAGATACAAACGCGGCACCAATCAGGCCTATTGGACTGAGTAAAAAAGATAAAGCCCCACCAAGAACAGATATCGCACCGGTGATCATGCCCCAGATTGCTGGTAAGCCAGTGAGGCGAAGCAGCAGCATGCCAATGTTTTTAGTCAGCGATCCCACAAGTGCGCCAGGAGACAGGAATGCAGTAAGCAGACCAGAGCGAACCGCAGGGAGAATAGCTGAAATTCTTCCCAGGTTAGGGGCGATTCCTGACAGTACGACGGACCATCCTCTGACACTTGCCATGGCCGGGCCCGCGACAGTGCCGAGAGTGCGAAAAGCTGCAATGGTGCCGAGTAGCCCGCGACCACCGGTCAGCAGTGAAAAGCCGAGCTGAAGTTTGGCGAGGGGGCCAATAAGAATACCCATCGCCAGTGATGCAGCGCCAATTGCCGCCACCAGTGCAAGTGTCCCACCGACAACCAGAATGATTGTTTGTGTCAGTCGGGGGTTTTCTTTTACCCAGGTACTGGCGGCGGTGATCATATCGCTAAGCCCCTGAGTGAGAGAGCGCAGAGGGCCGTCGGCAGTCTCCTCAATCTGAATGCGGAAACCCTCCCATGCGCTGTCCAGGTTTTTCAGATCACCGCTGAGGTTGTCAGCCATGACCTTCGCTGCCTTCTGCGCTTCACCCTGAGAGCCGCGCAAATCGGCAAGGAGTTTTTGCAGCTCACCGCTACCAGCCGATCTAACCAGCGCCTGAAATGACTTTGCTGCCTCCTCGCCAGCGATATCTTTGAAGAATGAAAGCTGGTCTGTATCGCCGTACTTTTTGATAGATTTATAAATATCAGACAAGACCACTTCGGCCGGTCGCATTTTTCCGGTGGCATCAGCAACAGAAACGCCCAATTCTTTCAGGGCTGCCTGAGCCTTGCCTGTTGGTGCGGCCAGACGTGAAAAGGTGGTTTGTAGGCCAGTACCTGCAATACTACCCCGCAGGCCAACGTTGGCCATTACACCGATCATGGCGGTTGTGCGCTCAACATCAACGCCAAGACCAGCCATCCCGGTTCCTGCATACTTCATCGCCTCACCGATGTTCATTAAATCGGTGTTAGTACGGGTAAATGCTGCGGTCAAAACATCACTGACCCGATCCATTTCCTTTGGATCAAGGCGGAACTGCGAAAGAATGTTGGAGCTGATATCGGCACTTTCACCAAGATCCATGCCACCGGCCAGCGCCATATTCAGAACGCCGGGCAATGCCGCCTGAATGGCCTCTGGAGTAAAGCCAGCCATTGCAAGAAACGCCTGCCCGCTGGCTGCATCGCGAGAGGTGAATGCAGTTTCTGCACCGAGTTTTTTAGCCTGCGCGCGCAGATCTCCCATCTGGGAAGAGTCTTTATTAAGGCGGGTTAAGGCCTGGACGCGTGACATTTCCTCGTCGAAACCAATCGCAGGCGCAAGGAATGATCCGCCAGCGTAGCCCGCAGCAGCAGTGCCAAGCATCATCCCCATGCCTGCACCGCGAAGTTTACCCGCAGTCTCTTTTGCCTGTTCGTATCTGGCCTGGGCTTTCTGGGTAGCAGCCAGCTGACGACGTTCGCGCTCAAGTGCCTGGTTGTATTGTTCCGTACGCCTGATGGCACTCTGGATGGCGCCGCTACCGGTGGTGAGATTAACGCCATGCTGGCGCACAGCCTGCGCTGCTGTGCGCAGCTGCGTCGTTTGCCTGCCGTAGGTTTCCGTCAGCCGGGAAAGCCTGGTGCGAAGTGACTCAAGCCGTGCCGTCTGGGCTTCAGTAAGCTGGCCGCCTTCACGTTGCTTCTGGTTTAGACCGTTAAATGCCCGCTGGGTGCTTTTCAGCTTCTGCGCAGTGTCATTGGCTTGCGAGCGTAACTTATCAAATGATGTTGCGCTTTTTTCCAGGTCTTTGATGGAGGACTGAGTTTTTTTGAGGGAGTCGGAAAGGCCGCCAATAGCTTTACTGGCGGCGCTGACCGGGCGGGTGAGCTTGTCAATTGCACTGAACGCAACGCGAATACTAAGATCCATCGTCGTCATCCTCCTTATCATGGTTGCCGCTTCTGATGGCCGCCCGTTCGCGCCAGGCCATCAGCTCGCGCAACTCCATGCTGTGCATTTCGGAGGGCGGCCAGTGAAATATCACAGCGATATCGGCGATCAGATCGTCGACATCGCTGAATACTGCCTCTCTTACTTGCTCGCCGTTGCCGCCTCGCTCGGTGCGGACGGCGCCGCTTTCGTCAAAAAAGGCGTGATTTCTTCGCACAGGGCCGTAAAGTCGCCGGTCGCCATTGAGGAAATATCGGCAGTTGTCAGCTGGGGCGTGGTTACGCGAGTCAGCAGAGTTGATACCGCGTCATAATCGAAGTTGAGAACATCAACCAGACGCAGCCCGCGCAGTGAGCCAGCCTGCTTGATTGTGTCGGTGATTGAGACGGATTTGATTTCCTGATCGCCGCGTTTAATGGGTTGGCTGAGAGTTACTGACATTATTCTTTCTCCGGGCGGCCAGACTGGCCGCCATTTGTAGTGGTTAAAAAAGGTTACTGGCCGAGGCCCAGAGCGGACGCAATGCGATCCGGGTAGAGGCTCTTACCGTTGCGCTTGTAGATGAAGTTCAGCAGGTCGATTTCCAGCAGAGGTTTGTCATCCACGGACAGCTTGTAATACGTATTTTTGAGCGCATAAGTATGATTGGTGTCATCACCTTGCTTGGCTTCGCCCTGGTCGACTTCGGTAATACGTCCGCGCATCTCGACCTCAAGCAGGGAGCTTGTACCGCCGCTGTAGATCTCACCGACAAAGCGCGTGCGTAGTTCGTCAATATCCCCACCCCATTTCAGGATCAGCTCCTCGACCATGCCACCAACAATCATTGATGCATCCAGTGCACCTGAATCAAGGCCGAGATCAACAGCAGCAGAGCCAAGCATACCGCCACCCTGGTAATCTTCCGTTTTACGGGTGATTTTCGGGAGCGTGACGCTGGGTATTTTCCCGATGTAGTTGTCGCCATCGACAAACATCGTGAACAGGCGGAGTTTCTTAGGAATAGCCATTTATGCACCTCCCAGCGATGCAAAGGCTGGTTCGTAATACTGATCGGTAAACGTCTGGATCAGCGTCAGGTTTTCCAGCGGTGGTACGGGACTGTAGTTGTAGCGAATAACAACTTTACCCTGGCGAATACCAGTGGTCGGGTTGTCGACAATATCAAACCAGCACGCTGCACCAATCAGCTTGCCAGCAGTGACCAGCGCCTGAAGCTTGGCATTGATCCCGCTTACAACGTCTTTGACGTTAGCCGGGGTAAGCGGTTTATCCACGGTGGTGAATTGTGCTTCCGCAATGCTGTCCGCAAGAATTTGGGCCGTCCGGGTGAACACCTCGAAAATATACTCTTCGGTGTCGGTGGTACGGTTACCCCAGAACCGGAAGCCATCGCGTTTGATCAGCGTGGTAATCTCGTTAGCGTTCAGCTCATTAGCGTCGGAGTCCTCCGCCTGTAACGCCCAGAACACGTCTTTAGAGATACCCAGGACGTTTTTCACCGCAACGTTAGAAAGTGATTTGTGCCAGCCCTGCTCATTATCAATCAGTGCCCGCAGGCCAAGCGCATAGGCAACAGCCGGGAATTCTTCATTAACGCCGGTCTGCGGGTTGTAGGCGATGAAGTTAGGCCAAATTAACATCCCTTCACGTTCGGCGAACTGCTCGCGGTAGGTCTTCGCTTCGGCAATAGTCTCGCAGCCATCACAATAGCTGTAAGAGAACGCACGCAGTTGCTTCGCAATTACGCGCAGCTGTGCGGTTACTTCCTGCGTGTCATACATCGGAATGCCGAGGATTCGAGGGCGATAACCCGTTTTCTGCTCTGCGGTCAGCAGGGCAAACATACCGGTATAGCTTCCGTCAGCCTGAGTGCCACCGATAATGAGCTGAGATTGTGTTTTTTCATCTTCACCCTCTTTGGCCTCAGCGACACGAACAACAATGACGCGCGTGCTGACCTGGTCGGAAATAGCCTTGAGAGATTTATACAGTGAGCCTGTCTTGCCTGCCTTACCCAGCACGCTAATCACGCGAGTGATCAGGACTGGTGTATCAAGTGGAAAGGTGAGGGGATCGGCATCATCGGCCACCGCGACCAGACCAATGACCGTTGAATCAATGTCATTGATCGCGGCCAGAAGGTCGGTGTTTTCTTTGGTGCGTGATCCGTGGAAAAAGTTGTCGGTCATACTCTACCGCCATCATGTTTAGTGAGTTCATGGTGATATTCGCTGAATTCCGGGCGGCAGACACGTCACGATGGATGTCACAGAAAGGCGACAACAAAAGGCTGTTTGTCCTATCGCGCGCGCATGGAAATATTTGCGTGAGGAGAAAGCGATGGCACTGACAACTGACGCAATAGAGAGCGCAAAAAGCCTGCTGAATGCGGGTGCTGAGAAATTCAAAAATTATCCGGGCGACCTGTCACGTGTACCTGCGTTTAACGTCATGCTTGGCGGCAAGGCGTTGATCATGCTGGATGGGAACCTGGTCTCATTAGAATTAACAGATAACAGGGGCTTTAATGCTGATGAGCTGACCATCACTGTTGATGATAGCCAGGGAGATATTGAGTTACCCCCGCGTGGTGCAGAATTGTCAGTAGCGATAGGCTGGCAGGGAGAAAAACTGGTTCACAAAGGGATTTTCATCGTGGATGAAATTGCGCACTCAGGGCCGCCGGACCGTATCGAGATCACGGCCAGAAGTGCAGATTTCCGCGATGAGTTTAACGTCAAACGGGAGGTGTCGTGGCATGACGTTACAGTTGAGCGCATCGTCTCTGCTATAGCTCACCGGTACAAGTTAAAACCTCTCATCTCAGAGCAACTGATGTCCGCCGAGATCGACCATGCAGATCAGACACAAGAAAGTGACATGTCGTTTCTGACGCGCATGGCGGAAATGCTGGGCGCTATTGCAACTGTGAAAAATGGTTACCTGCTGTTCATCCTGCCTGGTGGTGGCGTCAGTGCAAACGGCAGAGCGTTACCGGAGTTTTCCATCACGCGCAGCAGCGGAGATCGACATTCTTTCCGGATTGCAGATCGTGACGCATACACTGGCGTGCAGGCGTACTGGCTTGATATGGATTTCGGAAAAAAGAAAAAGGTCACTGTTAAAAAACGGAAGAAAACCGCAGACAAAAAGCCGCGTAGCAGCAGCCGGGAAGGGGACTATATTGCCGGTGAAGATGGTAACGTTTTTGTACTCCGCACTACGTACAGCAGTGAGATGGCCGCACAACGTGCAGCAGCTGCAAAATGGCAACAACTCCAGCGAGGAGCAGCTGAGTTCACTTTAACCCTGGCTTACGGGCGCGCGGATCTGTATCCGGAGATGCACGGAACGGTAACGGAATTCAAAGACGTCATTGACGGCCAGGACTGGATAATTGCCAAGGCAAGCCACACTATTGACAGCAGTGGATTTAAAACGCGGCTGGAACTGGAAGCAAAAATACCTGAATGGATTGCAGAAACCGAATCATAGCGGCCATAATATGAGCGAGTTCAACTCCCGCCATGGGAGGCCATTATGTTTAAGTGTCCTGTTTGTGGTGCCGTCGCCCGTACGCGCACCAGTCGCCATCTTAGTGAAATGACAGTCCGGCATTATCACCAGTGCCAGAATTTCGAATGCAGTATTACGTTTACTACGCTCAACAGCGTTGAGAAGCTGGTAACCAAACGCGCACCACGCGATAAGTTACCGGCTGATTTCATCCCATCAGATGCTTTCCCCGCTTCGCATTATGGAAGCAGTCAACTCAGTCTCGCAGTATGAAGAAAACCCCGCATTTGCGGGGTTTTGCTTGAGAAGCAATCAGCAGAAAATGATAATTACCGCTCTTACCAATGGAAGTGGGGAACGAAAATGAGAAAAACCATGGTTTTACTGGCATTAATCGGGCTTGTAGGGTGTAAGCCTGGTGTTGATAAGGCTATTGAACTGGCGCAGAAAGAGGTTGCCGCAGATACAAGAGATCCAGATAGCGCAAAATTTCGGTATATGCGTTTTGTGCAAACAGAAGAAACAAAAGATGGTGAGGTTAAGGGGATCGTATGCGGGCAGCTGAATGCAAAAAATGGGTTTGGGGCTTACGCTGGTTTTTCTCCCTTCCTGGTAGAAATAAATATGGTTCCTAAGGGCGCCTTCTCAAAGGGTGTAACCTACTCAATCATGAGGAAAGAAATTTACACAGGTTTAGATAGAACGGCGCCAAAAGATTACGAGAAATTGTGCGGCCCAGAAGAATCGGCCGCACAATAG